AACTTTATGCAGAGTATGCCATGCTAAAGAACATGCTAGGATTAAAGCAAATGCTAGAATTTCCTGAGCTATTAGACTTTCCAGATAAACTAATGTGCTTATTGGACTCTTCGCTTATAAATTCTAAACGATATATTGTTTTAGATGGAGGAAGAGGAAGCGGGAAAACGCAGAGCATAGCGAGGCTTATTTTATATTTAGCTGAAAAGCATACTATTAGAATTGTTGGAGCAAGAGAGCAACAAAACAGTATCGAGAATAGTGTGTATGCTGTGTTTAGAGACTTAATCCTTAAGTATGATCTTAACTTTGATATTAAAAAGTCAAGGATAGCACATAAAGCATCAGGTTCAGAGATATTTTTTAAAGGAATGAGAGAACAGGGAGCTGTGAATATTAAAGGATTAGAGAATGTTGACGTAGTATTTTTTGATGAAGGACAGCAAGTATCTCAATCAACTTTAAATATATTGTTACCTACCATTAGAAAGAACAAAGCTAAGTTATTTTTTGCTTTAAATAGGTATGTTAGAAACGATCCAGTTATGCAACTTGTAGGTAGAGAAGATACTTTGCACATACATATAGATTACTTTGAGAATAAACATTGCACAGATGCACTTAAGAATGAAGCTAGGGAATGCGAAGAAAAAAACATCAAAGAATATAATCATATTTGGCTTGGTCAACCTCTCGCAACAACTACTGAATACTTATTTAACTTTGATAAATTAGCAAAATGCAAGGATATTGAACCCTTTGGTGAGCCCCTTATTAAGCATAAAGTAATGGGCGTTGATTTTGCGTCTGGTGGTGGTGATTTATGCGTGGCTTCACTTATTGAAAGAATATCAAACACACATTGGAAATTAAAAGATCAAATTGTTTGGGACAACCCAGACACGGATGAAAGTGTTGGCAAAGGCATTTTTCTTTATGGAGATTGGCGACCAGATATATTTATATGTGATGCGGATGGTTTGGGTTATCCAATGTTTATTACTTTAAGCAAGACGATTAATAACATAATAGGATTTAAAGGCGGATCAAACGATAAATGTATAGATCCATTTTCACAAAACAATAGATTTCAGGCATATTCAGATCTTAAATATTGGATAGATCAAGAGTGGCTTCAGATAAAATGTCAATATACTATTAAAGAACTAGAAACTATTCAAAAAAAGTATAATGTAAGTGGTAAAATGTTATTAAGAAGCAAACAAGACCAAAGGTCTGATGGAATACCTTCTCAAGATAGAGCTGATTCGTTAGCTATGGCGGTTCATGCAGCGATACATTATTTAGGTAAGGTTTCATTTTCAGAGGTAGCAAAGCCTATTGGAATGCGTACTCTAAAGCGAATAACAGGAAGAAAGAAAAGATGAAGCCTATTGAATCGGGAGTATTAAAGTTTCGTTATGACTATAACTATTTGGTTGCATTTAAAGATAGAAAGAAGTGCGGAAGTAAAATTGGAAAGATATTTGGTCATTGTTTTTTATATCGTAATATTACAGCTACAACAAGCGTAAGAATAGATCCATCGTTAGGCGGAACACTGATAATACCTTATAAATGCAATGTTAAAGAAATAATGAATGATTTAGCAAAAGATTACAATATTTACATATGGACAGTAAAGCATGAGGATGTGCAGAAACCTAATATTTTAATGTTTGGAAGTTGTGTAGGGATAATTAAGAATTTACTAGGGATAAGAAAACCTTGGATATTGATTCCAAGACAATTAGAAAAGTATATTAAGGGGGTTTTAAATGGATGACATGAAAGATGTTTTAGTTCCAGGAAGAATGATGGCAAGGAACATAGGATTGTATGATACAGCTAGTGAAAAGAAAACAGAAGCAAGTGAAAAGGCTGGCGCAGCAGCAGCAAGTCAAGCAGCATTAGACAAAAAAGAAGATGCGGCGGATTTATTAAGAAAGAAACGTAACGCAATGTTTCAGACAGAAGGTGGCTCTTCAGGTAGCGGTATTTTAAGCACAGATATAGGCGCAAGAGACACATATTTTGGAAACTAAGGAGAATGTATGCTTACAGAAGATCAGAATTACATAGAATTGTTTAAAGATAGTAAGACGGTAAGGTCAGAGAATATTTCTTTGTGGCGTGATATAGCCAATCATTGTGGAATTACGATTGATGAGAATTATTTAGATTCAGCAGAATCAACGTCAGTAAGTGATCCATTAGATGAAGATATTTATGATCCAACCGCTGCATTATCTGTTACGCAGTCAGGAGATTATTTAGACGGTATCATGTGGGGCACAGGTTCAGAGGCAGTTACTATTGAACCAAGCGAAGAAGTTCTACAGAACGCAGATAAGAGTTCATTAAAGGCATATTACGAGTTCAGGACTAAACAGTTATTAAATAACATGAACGCAAGAGAGGCGGGGTTTTCAGCGGCACGAAAGCCTTATTTTTATAGTCAGATGTCATTTGGCACGTCAGGAATTGGAGCATTTAAAAACGCTGATTATCCAACTAAAGAAGAGAATCCTTATTTCTTTAGATCCTTTGGTGTAGATAACATGACGATTGCCGAAGGTAAGAACGGATTAATTGATATAATCTTTTTAGTATATCATTGGAAAGTATGCCAGATCATGGAAGAATTTGATAATAATAAGACTGTAATTCCTAAATGTGTTCAAGATGCTTATACTTCAGGAGATTATAATAAGAATTTTACATTAGTTCAGGGAATTGTGCCTCGCAAGAGTTACGATCGTGGCTTAAAAGGTAAGCTAGGGACAAAATATAAAGGCGTTTGGTTTTTAGATAAGGAAAAAGAGAATATCTTTTTTACTGAGGACTTCAGGCGTTTACCTGTTGGAGTTTGCCGGGCAATTAAAATTCAAGGTAAAGCATGGGGTAGAAGTTCTGGTTCATTAATGATTAGTACAATCAAAAGCACGAATTATATGCTAGATCAAGCTATTCAAACGATAGAGAAGATGAATGACCCGGCATTAGGAACGTTTAACAACGCTTTATTCGGTGATAGCGTTATTAATACATCATCGGGTGGATTAGTTACGTTTAATGAGGCATTACAAGCTAAAGGTCAAGCCCCAATGTTTCAGTTGCATGATGTTGGAGATCCTACAGGATTGATTAGCTTCTTGCTTCCTTACCTTAATGATAAGATAACAACAGGCTTTAAGGTTGATATGTTGTTAGACTTCTCAAGTGGAAAAGATATGACAGCTACAGAGGCTATGCAACGATATGCAATCAGAGGAAAGTCTTTAGCTGGATTACTCGGGCAAGAAAAGAATGAAATGTTAGATGTTGTAGTTGAGCGATGTATTCAAATCGAAGATGATTGTGGATTATGTGGAATTGATCCAACAGATGAGTTAATGGTTAAGGAAAAAACTTCTATCAACAGGTCAGACATGGTTATGCCTGAAGCTGTAGCGAAAGCTATGAAAGAAGGTAAACGCTGGTATACGATTAAGTATAATAATGAATTAGAGAAGATGGTAAAGACTGAAGGACTAGAGCGTATCATGCAGTTAATCAATGGGATTAGTATGTTAATGAGCTTATATCCTCAAATGGGTGAAGCTGTGCAATGGTATGACTTATTCAATGATATTAACGAAGCTCTTGGAGTATCTTATATTAAAGATGCTGATGAGTTTAGAAAGATCATTGAGAATGATGCTAAAATGCGACAAGAAGCAATGGCTTTACAGGCTGCCCAAGCAGGGGCAGAAATAGGACAAACAATAAGTAAAGGACAAAAGGACGATGCAGATGCAAAAAGATAAGGGGTTAAGTAAGGAGGAAATGGTTAAAGCTGCTCAGATTAAAGAATCTGAGGACTTGAAGAACGCAGCAAGACGATTATTTTCAACAACAGATGGTATTAAGATTGGTAACGCTATGATGAAGTCTTGCCAGATTTACAGTTTAGAGATTGATATGCTCGACAATGAAAAAGTTAGGTCAATGGTATCAAGGTCGTTTCTTTACAAACTGTTTATCATTGGTATGCTAACTCCACAACAACGAATGGCGATTGAAACGCCTGATAAGAAGGAGAAATAACACATGGCAGAAATCCCCGCAGTAGATCCAGCGGATCCGAATGCAACAGCAACACCAGCGTTAAACGAAGATGGAACGCCTAAATTAAATGAAGATGGAACACCAGTAATGCAGGCGTCAGCTAAAGTAATACCAACGATTGACGATCAAATTAACGCAAAGTTAAAAGCTCCTGAATCATTAGCTGATAAAGGCTATATGAAGAATATAGTTGATGAAAACGGAGAAACAACCGCAGATAAGTTATTCAAAGAGATTGATGAGTTACAAGGGCTAAAGGGGAAAAAGAGTATTGCCTTTGATTACACCACAGCAACAGAAGAACAAATCCAAGAACATATTGCAAGTAGTCGACCTGAGAACGCAGAAGTTTATAAGGTTGAAGGTGTAGCCGAAGCATTAACGCCAGACATTAAGAATTTGTTTTATGAGAACGGAGTCAATCCGCATGAAGCAGATAGGTTGGTTAAGGGTTATCTAGCTATCGAACAGGCTCAAATGGCTAAGTTAAATTCTAAAGAAGGGTTCCAGGAAGAAATGAAGAACTCTTTTAAGGAAAATACTGATGTTGTCGCGTCAGCCACAGCAAAAGCAATGAAAGCATCACAGGACGAGAACGATCAGAAGATTACAGGCACATTATTAAACTCTCAATTAGGAATGGTTTACAGGTTGGTTAATACTTTAATTAAAGATTATGGTATTGACACTAAATCAATTAAAAATGCAGCTGGCGGCGGCGGTGTAAACAGCGTTGATGATGCAAACAAAGAGGTAGACGCATCATATAATGCTATTACAGAGCTTAAAAAAGGTGGTACTTATACAAAGGAATCACTTAAAAAAGCTGTCAGTAGATGGCAAACAGCTCAAAACAACCTAAGAAAACTAAGTGGGGGTAAATAATGGAGTTTGATAATACTAAAATGATTGAGTTAACAGTATCAGGGACGATTAGAACAGAGATAGGGACAGATAAAGGATCAGTACCATTTACAGGGATAAAGTTTAAAATACCAGAATGTAGCGAAGAGTATTATACTCAGCACGCTAAACGTATGATGTGGATTGTAGCCAAAGAAAACAAAAAGTTGGAGAAGATCCCTTTCCAGGGATTAATCCAAATTTATGTTGATAAGGCTGAGAAGTGTGAGGGAACTCCGTCATGCGTGGATAAAGATGTAAAAGAAATGGGTTGGTTGGATTTGCAACTTCTAGCTTGTTGTTTAAAAGTTAGAGAAATACCAATGTACCTAAATGGAAGCATTAGGAATGCGCGCGAAAAAGCGTATGAAACTTACATGAAGGTTATTAAGAAAAAGAAAATTCTTAAAAGCGGTAAGGATAAAAAGATTATTAAAGAGAAAGTACACCGACGATTCGCGGCAGAATTAGCCAATGGTGATATTAATAATACAGACCTTGAGTTTAAGGTACAGGAAGAACTTGATAAAGCGTTTAATATGGTTGTTGATCCTAACAATAGGGAGAACTCTTATTCATATACAAATCTTCCTCCATTAATTGCAGTAAAATCAAGAAAAGAATCAAAGTAGTTGTTTTTTAAACAATAATGTAGTAAAATTAAATAGTAGGATGAACTTACCTCTGTTTGAGTAAGCCCCTAACTTTGAGTTTCGGATGGTTAGAAAACCTTCAAGAAAACCCCAAGTTTGGGATGATTTTCGATAAACGTAAAATCAATTTACTTAAACGGAGGTATTTTCATGGAAACATCATTGAGTACAGGAATTGATCAGGGCATTCAGCTTAACTTTGAAAAAGCATATCTTAAATTAGCACAGCAACAGGAATCATTGTTTTCAGGTTGTGGAGCTATGTTTTATGTTCCTTCACAGGGATATGCACACAACATCGCAAGAATGGGTCGTGCAGAGCTTACAGAAGTATTAACACGCAATCCTAATCTTGTTATCGAAGATTACAACCTTGATAACAGGCAGTTCACAAAGAAACGATTTACAAAGACTTTTCGTATTGATGAAAAAGACGACATCAATGAGTTGATCGCGGATCCAACCTCTGATTTACTTCAGACGTTAGTTTACGCTTCAAAGAGAACTATTGACCGTCAAGTTGCTTTAGCGGCAGTCGGGGCAGTATTAGTCGGTGCGCCAAACGAAGCGTTGACATCAACGAGCGCGGCAGACGATGGTGTTATCACTGTTGATGCTTCAGCCGGTTTGACGTATGCAACAATCCAGGCAATCACACAGAACTTTATTAATAATGATGTTCCGATGGATTCTTTCAAAGGTGCAACATTAGCTGTTACTGGTGAAGAAAATACTAACTTGATGGGTATATCGCAATTCACAAACAACGATTATATTTCAGGTCAGATCGTTGCTGAAGGTTATATGAAACAGGCCGGAATGTATCAAGTATTGTTATTCGCTGGATCGAATGACGGTGGAATCACAGTACCAAATCCAATTTTGGTTGAAGGAGCGACGCTAAGAAGCTGTTTAGTATTAGCTCCTCAGTCAATCGCTGTAATGATCGAGCTTAATAGTTTAGACGTAAAAGATGCTCCAGGAATCGTTGCATCAAAGGACGTCACTATTGATATGTGGATTGGTACAATGCGAGTTGAAGGTTCAAAGGTTCAGCTTGTTTCAACAACTATCTAACAATAAAAAAAGTGAGGTAAGATCATGGCAGATAAATATACAGACGGTTTTGATAATAAACCAAGCAATGCTTTATTCAGCACAGGTAAAGTGATGAAAAGTATTGTTGCAAAAATGGAAGTAGCAGCAGCAGACGCCAACGGTCAAACGTATGTGTTGGCTCGTGGATTGTCTCTTTCTGATATTGTAGTAGGTATTCGTATTCCTAAAGGATTCAGTGCTATTACATCAGGAACAGATTACGATATTGGATTAGGTTTTATCGGAGTAGACGGTCAGGTTGATGCTGTAGAAGCAGATGTATTTATGGATGGAAGGAATATGTCAGCTGGATTGGCAACTCCGTTAGACGTTTGTGAATCATCTACGACAGATACAATCGGTGAAGCATTAGCAACAGATGTATCAACAGAAGAAGCAAAATCTAATTATGTCATTTATTGCACAGCTAACACAGTAGGTAGTGCAGCTGTAAATGTAGATTTCGTAATTGATATTGCAGCTTCAGCTTAATATTAAATTAATAGGGAGTCCTTGTTTATTCAGGGATTCCCTTTTTTAAAGGAGAGGTATTATGGGAAATAAAAATGATTTAGCCTATTTGAATACTAATGAGTTGGACGCGGTAGGAACTCTTGAAGCAACAGATGAGATAATTGTTATTGATCCTACTTCAAAGATTCCTATGAAAAATGGAACAGTTCAAGACATTCTTAATCTTGCGAATGCTGGCGAAGCAAATACTTATTCAGCTCAAGTTGCAGTATCTCTTACAGAGCTTAAAGCTGGTAAGACTCTTATTGCAGCAGTAACAGGAAAGCAGATTGTTGTTACAAACTTTGTTGCAGTAATGAATGGTTCGTTTGCAGCTCTGACAAGTGCTGACTTGGAAGATTCAAGTGGTACTGTTAGTGTTGCTATCATGGCTCAAGCTCAAATGACAGATAACGCAGTTTTGACTCCGGGTGTTACTGGTGTTACAGCTGGTGCTGGCATGGGAGAAGGATTAACAGTAAGTGAAGCTCTTGTGATTGTAAATACAGGTACTGATGCAACGACAGCTACTGGAATGACTATTGCTCTTACTTATTTTCTTGTTTAAAGATAAATAGGGAGGTGTAAAAAGCCTCCCTTTTAAAAAGGATACATTATGCCAACAGTAAAATCCGATATATGTAACTTATCAGCAAGCCGGTGTGGTCAAAAAGGAACAGTTGAAGACATAGATGATCCTAATAAGCCAATAGAAAAGACTTTTGCAAAATGGTGGCTTCAATCTTTAGAAATGGCATTAAAAGAAATGAAACCGTCCTTTGCAACTATTCGAAGATATTTAACAGTAAATGAGGTATCTCCAAAATTTGGGTATAAGAACCAATACACATACCCCTCTGATTGTGTCGCTTTCCTAGGCATAGGAAACATTCAAGATAAAAGCAACAACTATACTATTGAAGATGGATTCATTCGTACAGACGCCTATTCTGGCGAAACAGGAGGGCTTCCGGTTAGGATGGTTGTTTTAATCGAAGATGTATCAAAATTCTCTCCTGAGTTTATTGAAGAGCTATCTTGGTATTTAGCTGCTAATGTAAATATGGAAATTACTCAAGACGTTCAGAAACAGATTTATTTAGATGCAGCCTTAGATAAACGCAGACCTCAATGTGCATCAGTTAATTCGCAAGAAAACAGACCTGTTAGGATTAGTGTAAGTAAGTTTAAGCAAGCAAGATATGGCACTCCATCACAATTTGATAAAAAGTAGGTATTTTTGAATATTTCGACTATTTTTAATAATTTCTCTAAAGGAAGATTAGACATTGATCTAAACTCCCGTAGCGATTTAGCTTCTACGAAGAGTGGTGCAGAAGCATTTATGAACTTTTATAGCAACTTCAAAGGAAGTGCTATTTTTCGTGGTGGTTTTGAGAATATTACACTATTTGAGGATTGTGCATTTATAAGGTTTAAGTTTAATAATACTCAATCGTACCTTTTTTGTTTATATGACAAAGAAATGAAGGTTTTAACCTATGATACAAGTGGAAATATAGGATTTATTCAAGATGGTGCGAGTGATTTAGTTATTGATACACCCTGGACATTAGCAGAATCCAAAGAATTAGCTGAAGAGGGTGTTGCTCAAACAGGTGATTTAATGTTTATCGTCCATCCAAGCCATGCTCCTAGACTTATTACGCGAACAAGTGCCACAACTTTCACATTAGCTACTTTTATAAGAACAGCTGACTCATTTAGTCAAAAAGCTATTACTGGAATTACTCAAGCTAATCCGGGCGTTGTTACAGCCGCAAGTCATGGAT